AGCTAATCCACCAAATGCCCATGGGTCAATCAATACGTTATTAAGTGTTGGAGGTGTAAACCACAATATCTCGTTGATCTCACGACCTGCAGGTATTTCGTAAATTTGTTGATTAGGTTGTAACTGAATATAATCTTTTTCGAGTACCCAATCACCACTTGCTTGTAAACCTACAATTTTAGAATATGCATATTGATATCTTTCTTCATAGTCTAAACTCTTAGTTAAGAACGCTCTTGATAATGATTGAGTGTCAAGATTTAAGTTGTAAAGTGAAGTCCACTGAGCTTCAGTCAACCAGTCTTGTACATATTGTGAATAATCGTCGATTGAATACTCTAATAATGTATCCATCATTTCGTCTTCCAATTCTACAGACCTTAATGGTGCACCCAATAAATGTCTCACCTTTTGGTAGAATTTGGTTCTTTCTGGTTCAGATATAATAGCCATAGAGTTTTTATCTATAAATATCTATTACTCAATAATAATTTTTTGGATTTTTGTTTTGTAATACTCAACCATTTCGTTAATCGAATCAGAAACACCTAAATCTTTTAATTTATCTTTGAAGTATTGTAGTCTTTCTTTATAGAACTCAATTTCTTTTTCGGTATCTTTTTGAATACTTTTTTTAACGGGAACTTTACTTGGTTCTTGTTTCTTTTCTAATTTGAAATTACTTCTTAATGGCATTTCATAGTAGTATATAAAAAACGGAGGTACGGTTGCTGGGTTACTTACAGTTAACATTCTGTTATGATCGTTTCTAAACATGATATACCTATTAGTTGATCTGTCAACATACATGATTATATCAACATTCTCACCTTTATATTTGTTTTGTCTGTGCCAAGATGATACTTTAAAGTAATATCCCCTATCTCCACTATCGTAGAATTGAATGTCACCCTCAACAAATGGTTTGACTTGGAAGAAAATTGGTTCTTCACCTTTTAATGTTAAAACTATGTCTTGTCCTTTTTTTCTGTCATTCACATCACCTGAACAATGCTCGTATAACTCATAAGCAATTCCCTCTTCATCAGGGTTCAAGTTATACACTTCACGTATTGTTTTCTTGGCGAAGGTCTCATTTTCTTTTCCAATAACTATTGTACCCAAATTAGGTGCGACCAATCTTTCGGTATACATACCATCATTAGAGAATAAATCGTACGCATGTTCCGTGACCCAAGTCTTTAGGTCTTCCTTACCTTCAGTTTCCTCCATCCAAATTTGACGGATAAGATCTTTTACTCTACTATTTGTGTCAAATCTATTAATGATAGACCACTGACTTGTACCACCATGTTTTTTTTCTGAGAAATCACCACCTAAAATACCAAGATCAGTTGAACACTTCTTAGTTTGTAATCTACCGATACAACCGTTTTTGTATTGTTGATTGTAACAACCAACGTATTGTGAGTGAATTAACTCTCTGATTTGTTTTGGTGTTAATGGGAATGTATTTGTTGATCTTGCTTCCTTTAATATTTTTTTAACATCAACAGATTCTTTGATGTTTTTCTTTTCTGTTTTTGATTTGTAAAGTTCCTCAACAAACTCCCAATTTACATGATCCCAAAATTTAGAAATGTATTCATCTCTTTTGTTTTGGTATTTTAAATAATAAGCATGTTCCCAAACATCAAGACCTAAAAGTGGATAACCACCACCTTTAACTACATCCATTAGTGGATTGTCTTGATTAGGAGTTGACATAATTTTTAATTTATTACTCTTATCTAAAACTAACCAAGCCCAACCAGAACCAAATCTTGTTTTTGCGGTTTCATTAAACTCATCCTTAAGTTTTTTAATATTACCAAAATCTTCTTTAATTTTTTTAGAGATTTCACCTTTAGGTATTTGTTTCTTAGGTGATAACATTTTCCAAAATAATGCATGATTAAAAGCGCCACCACCATTATTTCTTACGGTATCATCAAATTTACTTATTGATTTGATAATTTCTTCTAAACTCATTTCACCCTCTTTCTTCTTAAGAGCATTGTTGAGTTTTTTAACATAACCTTTGTAATGTTTGTTGTAATGTATATCCATAGTTTTTGGATCAACAAACTTCCTCAGAGCAGAATAAGAATAGGGCAAATCTTCAATACCAATTCTTTTCATCTCTGTTAATATTTCTTTACGGAGACCATGAACTTCAGTTAATAATAATTGTTCTTGGATTAAACCGATTTTCTTATCGATACCTTTTGATTCATAAATTTTTTCGTCAAGATCAGGATTTTCTTTCTCAAACATCTTCATTAGTTTTCCCGCTTCAGCATTCGCTTCATCTTCGTTTTTACCTCCGATGTTTGGGCCATGTTCCCTTTTCAATACCTCTCTTTGGTATTCATGAACCCATTCATGTGCTAAAGTTCTAAGAATGTCCCTATTCATTCTACCTTTAGTTAAGATCTTAAGTAGATTATCATCACTTCTACTTCCAGTGGTCATCTTACCAACTCTTTTAGGTAAGAATGCTATTTTGAATTCTGATTTAAGGGGAAAATGTTTTTGTAGAAAATTACAGAACTTATCTACGAGTTCTTTGTTTTTCTTATATTCCTTATCAACATATGATATTGAGACTTTCATTAAACATAAATATTCGCATTTATGAAAGATTAGTTTCTTTTGTTAATTAAGGTTAAAATGTCTTCTACAACATCTGCGGAACTAAAGTTGACTTCATCACCCATCACCGTACTAATAACTTTTTTCTTAGCGTTAAGTATATCGTAAATTGCAGCTTCTATGGTGTTGTCAAATATTGGATAATAAACCAATACATTAGATTTTTGACCGTAACGGTATGCTCTGTCCTCAGCTTGTGCGTGTTCTGCCGGTACGAAAGATAGGTCATTCATAATCACAACCTCAGCAGAAGTTAAGGTTAAACCAACACCTGCAGCTTTAAGGTTTCCAACAAATACTCTTACTTTTTCGTCGTTTTGGAATTGGTCAACAGCTTGTTGTCTTACTGAGTTAGAACAACTTCCGTCTAAATAAACGGCTTGTTTCCCGAAATGTTGATAGATACTTTGGAGTGTGTCCGTAAAATTGGTGAATATGATAACCTTTTTACCTTGATCCAAAATGTTCTCAGCGAATTCGATAGTTTGATTTACTTTTTCATTTGCAATCACTTTTCTAACTTTCATTAGTTTTGAAAACTGAACGGTAAGTGATTTTGATTCGTCAGGATTTTTATCATACCAATCATAATATTCCCCCATCAAATTTTCATATTCTTTGGATTGTAATCTTAGATATACTGGTGTAATAATTTTATCAGGTAAGTCTAACACGTCTTCTTTTAACCTTCTCAGTATTTGTTTCGAAGTACGGTCTCTTAATTCCTCAAGGTTAGACGCTCCCGTTACATTCCAAACTTTACGTTTACCTGCTGTAAATTGATAACCTTGACAATATCTAATTGCGTAAGCCATCCAATTTTGAGCCACAGGACTTTCGATGAGGTTTAACAGATTGTAGTAATTCATAGGTCTTGATGTCATTGGTGTTCCCGTTAACAACCACGCTCGGTTAATACTTTTAACAAAATGATTTATTATCTTCGTTCTTTGAGCTTGGGGGTTTGACACCATGTGAGCTTCATCTAAAATAACCAAATCAAAATTTCCTTTGGTCAATAAAGATTCAGGCTTGTTTTTCACATCATAAAAGTTTTTTAGAATATCGTAATTTACAATAACAAAATCATGTTCTAACGAAAACTTTTTACCTTCACAAATAAAAACAGACCTGTCGGTGTAATTCTCAATCTCTCTTTGCCAGTTTATTTTTAAAGAAGCTGGACAAATGATTAAGATTTTTTTAGCACCTGTTTCTAACGCGGCAATGATTGTTGAGGTTGTTTTACCAAGACCCATATCATCGGCAAGAATAAATCTTTTTGATCCCGCTAATTTTTCTATTGCAATTTTTTGATGTTCTAATGGAGGTCTATGACCATACTTGGTGTAATCAACCTGAACTTCACTTACGTTATGACTTTTAATCAATGCTGATTTAGGAACCCAAAATTCTGATAAACGATCTTTCTCAAAGAACTTACCCCATACGTGGTAAGATTTTTCTTTCTCTACCAAAAGTTTTTCAATATAAATCTTTTCAGGGTTTTCTAACAGGTACCTTTCTTCAGCAAATTTCTTAGAAAAGTATGCATCTAAATCAACCCACTTTCTCGCAACCTTTGGTTTAACATCGTAATAATCTATGATATAGTCAGATTGAGATCTTGTAGGGTAGAATTTTTTATTTGATAACTTTTTTTGTTGGAGGTATAGTATATAGTTATTAGCGCCTGAATAACTATCAAGTAAGTCTAAAGCTCTATGTTCTTTTAGTTGTTGCGGATTTTCCAAAACTACTTTTAATTAAAAATAATAAATAAAAAGGTATTTATCAATAAAAGCATATGCAAAGTAGAGTTCCGATAACAAGATTAGGTAAGTTTTTTGGTTCCGAAGATTTCGAATTAGAAGTCGACATGGGTCAAGAATGGTTAATTGGTGATATCAATTTTACTTGTGTTTTATACCGTATCGATAAAAGTAAAAACAAAGTTGACGATGTTTATGGTGAAGCTTTAGAAAACGGTATTAAATTCTTACCACCTGTAGAATTCCAAGTGTACATTACAATCGCAACACCTGAAAATAAAACTGTCGGGTCGTCAAAGTTGTCACAGTCTGAACCAGGTAATATTACAATTTCTGTGTATAATAAAACGTTAGATGATTTGGATATTCAAATTAACTACGGTGATTACATCGCTTATTATGATAGTGAAGATTTTGTAAGATACTATACAGTAGTTGATGATGGTCGTGTAATTTCTGACACTAAACATACGTACAAAGGATACAAACCTTTCTATAGAACTGTCAAGGCGGCATACGTAACACCTAACGAATTTATGGGACTATAATATGGCATTACCAAAGATTAAAAAAACTCTTCCATTAAAATATCCTAAAACTCTTTTACCAAGAAGAGAACAAATCAAGGATATGATAACTCAGGACGGCACATATCTTCCTAAGTCATTACTTCATGCGGATTTAGATCGTGGGTTTTTAGATTTCGTAAAAAATACTTTGGAGTGTGTTGTTGAAGGTAAGAAAGTCCCGACTGTAGATATATTACTAACTACACAGAACTGGTCTCAGTTTGTTGAGACTTGGGATTTTCAAAATATTGATAACAACGTAGAGCCACCTTTTATCACAACGATTAGAACACCTGAGGTAAAATATGGTAATAATCCTGCGGTAATGTATAACATACCAAATAGGAGAATGTATTACTATATGAACGTACCAACTTGGGATGGGAATAGAAATGGTATGGACATATATAAAATACCTCAACCAGTTCCTGTTGACATAAAATATACTGTGGCAATAGTTTGTAATAGAATGAGAGAGATCAATAAGTTTAATCAAATTGTAATGCAGACCTTTGCTTCAAGACAAGCATACCAAGTTATCAAGGGACATTACATCCCAATAATTAACGATGGGGTAAGCGATGAATCTGTTATGGATTTGGAAAAAAGAAAATACTACATTCAAAAATACGAATTCACGATGATGGGATTTTTATTGGACGAAGACGATTTTGAAGTTGCACCTGCAATCTCAAGGGTATTCCAAATGTATGAAGTTGATGCAAGTCCAGGTAAAAAACGTCAGAGAAAACCAATACCAAATCCACCACAAGAAGTTGTTTATTCATACCCAATTGATGTAAATGAATACAGTTTAACTTTCGAATATACTGCAAACCTTTCAGTGGTAGATACCGATAACATAGCTGGTTGGCAAATTTATATTAACGGTGATTTTTATGGTGATAATTCTGATATTATTCAGATAAACACAAACGATACCTTAAGGATTGTGTCAACTAAAGGTTGGGATGGTGCGGTTGCATCGATTACTCTATCAGTAGACCTACTTTAATCTTCACCATAGACATCCTTTTTTTCCTTACATTTTTCTAAAATTAGGTTCTCTAAAAACCTATACATTTTAATTCCTCGTTTATCACAATACTTCTTTAGTACTGAGTGAACTTCAGAATCAATCTTCAAATTTTTTATCTTCTTGCTATCGTTATTCATAAGGTAGAAAAAAGGCAGAATAAAATCTTACCAAAATATAAATACTTTTTAATATGTAAAGTTTTTGTGGTTTGACGTAATATTTATTATTAAAATAAATGAATAAAACCGTAAAACTTTAACATGGCATCAAACAGCAAAGTATTTGTATCGCCAGGTGTGTACACCTCTGAAGTTGACCTAAGCTTTGTAGCTCAAAGTGTAGGTGTAACAACATTGGGTATTGCTGGTGAGACATTGATAGGTCCAGCCTTCGAACCTATCTTTATTAGAAACTATGACGAGTTTACTACTTATTTTGGTGGTACTTCACCTGAAAAGTTTGTTAACACTCAAATACCTAAATACGAGGCAGGATATATCGCAAAGGCATATCTCCAACAATCTAATCAATTATTTGTAACCAGAATCTTAGGACTATCAGGTTATGATGCAGGACCTTCTTGGTCAATTAGAACTGTAGCTAACGTGGACCCAACAACAATTGATCTATATTGCTTAAGTGCGGTTACTTCATCTGCAACTTGTGACACTACTTGTGTTACATTCAAGGAAGAGGATTATATTGTAACGTTCACAGGGTGTACTGATGATATAACAAGTGTAGGATTCACAAGTGCATTTCCTGCAAACTTACAAAGTATTTTAACAGAACAGTATCAGTTGTTCAACGGATCAACAAGTACAATCCAAGAAGATTTACAAACTTTAGTTTTTGATATGATTACCGCAACTTCACCATCTACTGAAGAAGCGGAAACAATTTACTATTTTGGTTCAATCCCAACAACAGATTATTATAGTTTAGAATCTTTAGGTTATACGGCATCAACAAACGTATATAACGTACCTTCAGTATCTTTAGATTTTAACGATTTAACGGATGCTCAGAATGACCCTTGGTATTATTCATTATTTGATAATAATGGAAATAACGAATATTCAGGTGTTTCATTCACATCAATTGTAACAGGTTTAACTCAGATATCTTCATCTAGCACATGTGCATCTTTCTACAACTATAGTATTAGCGGAAATCCAGGTTCAATCAACTATACAACTCAAACAATCGATGTTTGTTTACCTTCAGGATTTACAGGTGCGTTAAGTGGTTTAGTGGCTAACTTTAGTGCTTGTACCACAGGAATTACAGTTGCTTCCGTTACACAAGTAAGTGGTGTTACATCTAACGACTTTACATCGGGAAGTGTTGTTTACGCTTTAACATCACAAGATGGTACAGTTTCTACAACTTACACAGTTAACGTTTACACATATGATCCTTGTAATCTTTGTGTTTATTCAGGTAATTCAGGAACTCAGGATGTCGGTGGTATCACGACTTGTTATTCAGGTTCGGTAAATTTAGGTATGTATTTTTATACAGGTACATCTTACTCTGATTATGACAACGTAGTTATTGGCACATTAAGATCAAGAGGTATATCAACATACGCAGCAAATAGTAGAAATCCAGCGTGGGAAGTAACAGGTTTAACTGATGTTTCTTTAACAATGACAGGTCAGTACGCAAATGCTTTGAAGAACCCTTATTCGCCATTCGCGGTAAATGTGACAAATAAAGATGGTCAGAACTTCACGTTTGAGACATCATTCCAATTGTCAAATGCAAATTACATTACTAAAGTATTTGGTATTACTAACTTCCAAAAACCAAGATTAGAAACTCCGTTATTCTGTGAAGAAAGTTTCCAATCGTTCTTAAACTTCGCATATAACAAAGGTTATATTAGAGGATTAAATCCTCAATTGATTGATTTAAACTCAGCTCAAAGTGGTGACATTAATTCAATCGGTTGGTATTTAGATAGATGGCAGACACCAAGTTCACCTTATGTTGTTTCGGAATTAAGAGGTAATAAAGTATTTGATCTATTTAGATTCTACACTGTATCCGATGGAGATGCTGCTAACACATTGATTAAAATATCAATTGCTGATATTTCATTTGCCAACTCAACATTTACAGTTTTAATTAGAGATTATTTTGACACAGATGCTAATCCTGTGGTTCTTGAGAAATTTACTAATTGTAGTATGAATCCGGCACAAAACAACTTTATTGGTGTTAAGATCGGTACATTAGATGGAGAGTACACCTTGAATTCAAAATTCGTTATGGTTGAAATCAACGAAGACGCACCAGTAGATGCTTTACCTTGTGGGTTCAACGGATTTAACTTTAGATTGTATGCAGGAGCAAGCTCACCGTTCCCAATCATCAAATCAAGATACGATTTCCCTGGTGAAGTTGTTTACAACCCTCCTTTCGGATTAAGTACTGGAAATGATAACGCGACTACAAGTCCTGGTGATAATATCAGAAGAACTTACCTTGGAATATCTAATACTGTCGGTTATGACTCAGCCTATTACGAATATGTAGGTAAGAGAAACACAATCGATAGTTGTACTATTGAGTCAACACCATTTAATTACAGATCAGCTGGTTTCCACATGGATAAAAATGCTAGTGGTATCACTATTGGTAATGAGTTCTCAACTGCAGGTCAACCAAGATTCGTAGTAGGTTCTGACTCATTCATAACAGATCCTGATAACCCAACTAACGTATATTACAGATTATTTGCTCGTAAATTTACATTCTTAGTACAAGGTGGTTTCGACGGATGGGATATCTACAGAGAGTGGAGAACCAATACAAATGAATACGTAATCGGTAGAACAGGTTTCTTAAGAGGAGCATGTCCATCAACAAGATACCCTAACGCAACAGGATGGGGAGCATTCAAACAGATTGCAATTAGTGATGGTACTACTGACTTTGCAAATACTGACTACTACGCTTACTTATTAGGTTATCAAACTTTTGCTAACCCTGAAGCGGTGAACATCAACGTATTTGTATCACCAGGTATTGACACGATGAATAATGATGACCTTGTTGAAGATGTGGTAAATATCATCGAGTTTGATAGAGCGGATTCACTTTACGTTGTTACAACAGCAGATTACAATCTGTACACACCAACAACGACAGGTGCTGACTTCTTCATCTACCCAACTGAAGCGGTTGATATATTAGAGGCAACTGGACTTGACTCTAACTATACCGCAACTTACTATCCTTGGGTATTAACTCGTGACACTGAAAACAATACACAAATTTACATTCCAGCAACTGCGGAAGTAACAAGAAACTTAGCATTGACAGATAACATTGCTTATCCTTGGTTCGCAGCGGCGGGTTACACTCGTGGTATTGTAAATGCGGTTAAAGCACGTAAGAAGTTAACTCAAGAAGATAGAGATATTCTTTATACAGGAAGAATCAACCCAATTGCGACTTTCGCAGATGTAGGGACTGTGATTTGGGGTAACAAGACTCTTCAGATTAGAGAAAGTGCTCTTGATAGAATTAACGTAAGAAGATTATTACTACAAGCTCGTAAATTGATTTCAGCGGTGTCTGTAAGATTATTGTTTGAACAAAACGATGCACAAGTAAGACAAGACTTCTTAAATGCGGTTAACCCAATCTTAGACGCAATCAGAAGAGATAGAGGTTTGTATGACTTTAGAGTGACGGTTTCAAGTGACCCTGAAGATATCGATAGAAACCAAATGACAGGTAAGATTTACATCAAACCAACTCGTTCATTAGAATTTATCGACATTACATTCTACATTACTCCAACAGGAGCATCTTTTGATGACGTATAATTAACTTAAAAACAAAAAAGAAAAGGTGTCAGAAATGGCACCTTTTTTTTATTCTAATATTTATATATATGAATTACAAAAATGTTGTTAGAGAAATTATTTCTGAAATCATAAATGATCAGATGAAACCAACAATGAAGTATTATGCTTTTGATTGGGACGACAATCTTATGTATATGCCAACAAAAATTTATTTAAAAGATGAAGATGATAAGGTTGTTGGTATGTCTACCGAAGATTTTGCTGAATACAGAACTGAAGTGGGTAAAGAACCTTTCGAATATAAAGGACACACTATTGTCGGCTTTGATGATAACCCTTTTAGAGACTTTAATGTATTAGGGGATGAAGGGTTTTTAAAAGATGCGATGAAAGCACCAACGGGACCTGCATGGGACGATTTTGTTGAGGCGGTTAATAATGGATCCGTTTTTGCGATCGTTACAGCGAGAGGACACACCCCATCTATTCTTAAAAGCGCAATTTACAATCTAATTAAAAGAAATAAGCATGGTCTTAGTGAAAAAGAACTTGTTAAAAATTTAAGAAAATATAGAGAGTTGGCAGATGAAGATGATTTAACTGATGATGAGTTAGTTAGAGCTTATTTAGATATGAACAAATATCACCCTGTAAGTTTCGGACAAGGATCTGCTGCCAATCCTGAACAACTAAAAGTAGATGCAATGAAAGAATTTATGACTTATGTTCAGAATTTATCAAGAAGATTACAAGAAAAGGCTTTTATGAAAAACAAAATAAGTAATTATTTTATCCCATACATCGGTTTTTCAGATGACGACCTACGAAATGTACAAGCTATGAAGAGACATTTTGATGATGAATCTGGTTTAGATATTTATCATACTGGAGGAGGAAAGAAAACTAAATTTTAATTAAACTAGGGCCTAGTACAATATATTTCGAAAAAAAGTAGAAGTAAATAGAAAAAAAAATATTACGATATATTTATCATAAAAATAAAACAAAATTTAAAAAATAAGATATGGCTGATTTATTAATGAAAATGCCGATCCCTTACGAACCGAAAAGGGAAAACCGTTGGATCTTGAGATTCCCATCATCACTTGGTATTAACGAGTGGTATGTAGAAAGTACTGCAAGACCAAAATTAACTATCCAATCAAAGGAAATTGAATTCTTAAATACATCAACCTTTGTTGCTGGACGATTCAAATGGGATCCACTTTCAGTTAAGTTCCGTGATCCAATCGGACCTTCAGCGTCACAAGCGGTTATGGAATGGATTCGTTTATGTGCAGAATCAGTAACAGGACGTATGGGTTATGCTGCGGGTTACAAAAAGAATGTTGACCTTGAAATGTTGGATCCAACAGGGGTAGTTGTTGAGAAATGGATTTTAGAAGGTACATTCCTTTTAGGTTATGACGGAGGTTCTTTAGCATATAATTCAGATAATATTGCTGGTATTACTTGTCAAATGCAAATGGACAGATGTATCTTAGTATACTAATAAAAAAATAACGTATCATCGAAACCGTAGACTTTACAGTTTACGGTTTTTTTTTATCATATAAGTTGAAACATTATATACTATGGAACAAGATATCTATAACGCTGGACAAGCAGAATTTAATTTACCACATGACGTAGTATCACTTCCGTCTGAGGGTCTATTTTACAAAAGTAAAAAAAGAAGTGTTAAAGTTGGTTATTTAACCGCTGCGGATGAAAACATCATTTCATCTATTGACAGAAAAAAAACAATTAACGAATCAATTGTACTTCCTTTATTGAGAAATCGATTGTACGAAAGAGATCTTAGACCTGAGGAGTTATTAGAAGGTGACACTGAAGCAATATTGATATTCTTACGAAATACATCTTTTGGTCCTGAATATAATATATCTGCGGTAGACCCACAAACAGGAGACTACTTCAGTGCGACCGTAGATTTAAGTGAGTTAAATATAATCAAACCAAAAATACAACCAAATCAAGAAGGTTTGTTTGAAGTTGAATTACCGGTGTCAAAACACAAAGTTAAACTTAAATTGTTGACTATGGGGGATAAATTGGAAATAGAAAGAATTATTAGTGCTTATCCTTCAGAAAGAAACGCTCCTGTTGTTACAACAAGGTTGATTAAAAATATTGTGGAGTTAAATGGATCTAATGACAGAGTTAAAATTTCAACTTTTGTTGAACAGATGCCAATCAAAGATTCAAAATTCATAAGAAACTTCCTTATTGAAAACGAACCAAGATTAGATCTATCAAAAGAAATTATAGCCCCGTCAGGAGAAAAAGCAGTGGTGAACATTGCTTTTGGGGTAGAATTTTTTCGGCCTTTCTTCTAGTTACAGCGTAAGTCTTATCGATGAGTTTTATTACCTTGCTAAGGTAATGAATATGCAGTATAGTGAATTCTTAAGTATACCTACTTATGTTAGAAGATATATTATAGAAAAGATCATAGAGTCTTCTAAAAACAATAGTTAAAATATTTATCTTCAAAAGGATTAAATGGCTGCAACAATAGAACAATTAGAAAAAAGAGTAAAAACGCTCGAAGAAAGTTTAGCGGATGCAGTTGCACAAAATAAAGAACTTGAAAGTCAACTAACATCAAAAACCGCTGAGGATGTAAAAGTTTCCGCAGATCAATATACTGCGGTTGCTGATTCTTTATATAATATCCCTGAAATTGCAAAACAATTTGGTTCCGCGGTTATCGAGTCTATAGGTGGTTTAACTAGAGGTATTGGTATATTAGAAGTTGAAGGTACCAAAATACAACAATCTTTTGGTGTTTCAAGAGACAGAATTGAGGAGTTCAAAACTTTAATTGCTGATGTTGGGCCTGTTTTGGCTCAAATGGGTTATTCAGAAACTGAATTTGCAAGTACTATAACAGAAATCACAAGTAAATTAGGAACCGCGGCTAGTTTAGGTGCGGAAGCCGTTACTGAAATTGCCGCGGCGGCGAAAGTTTCTGGTGAAGACATTGGTACGTTAGCCGCTAACTTTAGAGAAGTTGGTATATCAATGTATGATGTTGGCGACAGAATGGCTGAAGTTACAAATTATGCAAGAAATGTAGGAGTTCCAGTAAAGGCAGTTGCGGAAGGAGTTACCGATAATCTTGGAAAAATTAACTTATATAATTTTGAAGGTGGAGTACAAGGACTTACCAGAATGGCAACTCAAGCGGCACGTTTAGGTGTTGACATGAATAAAGTATTTAGTATTGCTGATGAATTATTTTCACCTGAAAAGGCTATTGATTACGCAGCATCTTTACAAAGATTAGGTGTAACCGCAAATGGTTTATTAGATCCATTAAGAGCTATGGATATGGCTCAAAATGATCCTGAGGCACTACAGGAAGAGATTGTTAACTTAACTAAAGACTTTGTGAGGTTTAGTGAGGAAAATAATAAGTTTGAAATTATGCCGGGTGCTCAAAGAAGAATGAGGGAGGTGGCTCAAGCTTTAAACATCGATGCCAGTGAATTTGCAAAAATGGGTATCCAAGCCGCTGAATTTGACAGAAAGTTATCACAAATCAAATTACCAAGTTTTGCTGACGATAAAGAAACAAAAGAGTTGATCGCGTCTATGTCCCAAATAAAAGATGGGGTGGCAACTGTAACAATTAAAAATATCCAAACAGGTAAAGTTGAATTAAAACAACCTGACCAATTAACTCCTGAGGATATTGAAAAATTAAAACAATCACAAGAACAAAACAACAAAAGTATTGAGGAGATAGCAGTCGAACAATTAGATCAGGCGACATTTACCAATAGTCAACTTGAATCGATTAGACTTGGTGGTCAATTGGGTATGGCATCTTTAGGACCCGTACAAAGGTTATTAGAAACATCAAGAGAAACCATAAGAGGGTCTGCTAGAGCCGCAACAACTGAATATACCGCAAGTAGAGTTAGAGAAACGTTTACACCAGCAACTAGAGTTGCTGAAGACGCAGTAATTTCCTTATTACAAAATAACGCACAAGGTTTTGAAGAAGCTGTTGCTAGAATGGGAAGTGCTGTAGATAATATCACAAAAAATATAGGTGAAGTGGCAACAAACGTAACGACTAAATTTGAATCCGCTATAGGAAACGCTGGAAAACAATATGAACCGCTAACCCAAAAACTAGAGTCTAAAAACGATATTAACGTTAATATGAGTCTTGACGTAAAGGGTGGACAAAACGTACAAGTTTCTGACACTGAGTTAGCAAAAAAAATACAAGAATTGATGGAAAACAATCCGGTAATAAGACAAACAATTAAAGAAGCTGCAAGTACATCTCAATTGAGCATGAATCCTAAGAAACCATAATAAAGTGTATTTATATTAAGATATGGCAGAAAGCACACTTTCATTTGGTAATTCAGAGTTTTTTAGGAAAAACCTTTTAACTAAAAATTTAGAACCGTATTCGGTTCAAGGGGTATTATCCGCTAGACAACCTGCTGTAAATTACGAAACTAATTTATCGGTTTATTCTGTTATAGACTCACCAAATACATTTGTATCGACTAATACATTCGCTAACGCTCAATATCCTTTAAACGTATTTGGACCTGAAGGTGGTTTTAATGAACCCATAGGTATAGGTCCACTATCATCATCACAATTACCAAATGGGTCCAATCAAGGACCTTATACACAAGATTCGGCACAAATAGATTTATTAAACGAATTCTTTATTGATGCCGCTTATATTAAAAATATTTGGGGACCATCAGGTGGATATAAAGATTTGGTTATTATCACTGATATACAAAATAACAATAATATCTACCAACCTTATTGGGACCCATCTTATTTTGTTAGCTCATCATATTCAACATATGATGTTGTATTTCAAATTGACCCACTTGGTTCTGATGGTTTATTATCACAGGATACGTATTTAGCAAAAATTGGAGCAGCACAATTAAAAGGGTTATTTGAAGAAAGAATTGCCGCTGAAATTGCACAAGCGACTGTAGGGGCAATCAACTTAGACACACTAACAGACCCATTTACCGCATCTCAATTAGCAACAGGACAACAACCTTTCTTTGATAGAAATTGGAAAATTTCACAACCCGAAAATATTGTACTTGCGACCGTATCTTTGGCGAACAGAATATCAGGTACATATTTTCCTGCATCGTTTATACCT